TAACTCCCCAAACGTGAACTTCATCAACACGCAGAAAAGGAACATTACCATCTGTTGAGCCTGAGGAAGAACGCAGTGCAATAACTTCACTCGTAGGCAATCCATTCATGCCTATACCAATAATCCTTACATTTCCACCAGTACAGCCATCAACTACCTGCGTCAACCTAATATTTCTCGGATGCTCCAGGCGTGTAGCAACTGCAACAAGACCAGTCGTTCCACCACCACCTGCATTTGTAAGAACTGCACCATCAGCTTCGGTAGCTCCAGCATATCCAGTCATATCGTCAATGTCTTCCGCAGCCAGTAAATCCACAGTCGCTGCTGCAGTAATACCAGTGTCATAGACGACCTGTCTCAAAGTATACTTAACTTTCGGTTCACTCATTTTCAAATCCTCCTATTATAATAATACTAAGCTGCAGGGATCACAGGGATAGTAGCAGAAACACCATTACCAGTTACCCTATTTCCAACTGCATATGTTAAGTCGATAACGTAAGAAGAAGCACCAAGCGCTTCGCCACTAATACATACATTGTCAACTACATTAAACACGCTAGTAGACTGCGTATCAATAAACTTATCAGCGCACTGAATCAAGTTCCCCATAATAAGTCCACGCCAACTTGCAGTCGTACCAGCTCCAATCATAATACCGTTGTCAGCACCATCCTGCATCAAGTTACCAACAATCTGCGTTCCACCAGCTTCACCAGTTCCAAAGGTGATATAATCAGCTGAGAAAGGTCCTCTAAACGTGCAGTTAATAACCTTCAAGAAAGGACTTGCAGTTGCAAGAATAGCTCTGGTATTTGTAGTTCCAGAAACAGGTGCATCAAAAACGCAACCTATAAACTGAATACCACTGGAAGTGCTTGCTAATGTAACAATAGGCCCAGCGACTGCTGCACCATGGAAGAAGATATTATAGAAACGAGTTCCATAGTTACCAGCATTAACAGGTGCATGATTACCAGTAATACCAGGCATATCGTTAGCATCATACGATCCAACTCCAATAACATCACACTTATTCGGGAAAGCAACAAGTGTTTCAGTTGTAGTATCAGCACTCAGATAGATCCTATTCCTTGTTGCCCAACCATACTTATCCGCCGCAACATCTGCATTGTTCGCAGTAATTGCAGCTGCTAAGGTCAAGAAAGGAGCATCCCAACTGTCACCTTCATTGCTATCTGAACCCCAGTTCCCAGCAACAAAGAACTCCCTTCCAACTCCCTGACGCATAATAGCGCCTTCACTATTAATAGTAATAGGCCCACCACCTATACCACCCTGCAACGTGGGCATAATACCTCTTCGAACTAAGTTGTAAATCTGTTTATCAATACTCATCGTTAAGCCCTCCATGTTCCCTCTGTTCAAATATTGAACAAAGTCACGATGTTTAAGATATCAAACTCAAAATGTCCTTCTCCTGGACTGAGAGGTTACCGTCACTAGAAGCCGAACCCTTTCTTCCTCCACCACCTCCAGGAACAAATCCCGGATTTACAATTCCAGTACGAGCAGCACTTCGCTCAATCTGTTGAACTCTAGTCTGCCCATGTGCTGTGTTGTCAGCAACTCTAGTCAGTCTAAGTCTATTCCTCACTTCTTTCTCAGTCTCCTGTAAAATCTGCACTATGCCCCAATCAGGATGCTGAGAAGCGATCTCATCAGAAACAAAACCTACATATTTCCTATGAGGAACGAGATCCTTATTATCTGTATAAAAGTCATTAACAACTGTCTTAAGCGTAATCTGTTGATCTACAAGTTGCGTAGCAATCTGAGGCATCAGACGCAGACTACGTTCAACAGCTGTATTAACCACTGTAGTTAAAAGAGCGTTGAAGTTATTAGAATCCTTCATAACCTCATCAAACGTTTCATCATTAGGGAGAAACTTTAAGATCTGCTTTGCCTGTCTTTCCTGCTCAGCCTTACTAGCAGCAACTTCCTGCTCTGTCTGAGGCTTAGGCTTAGGAGCAATAACCCTTTCAGCAATCTCTTCAAGATGCTTCTTAAGTTCCTCATTCTCTTTCTTAATCCTATCAATCTCACTCAGCTCAACTTCTTTCTGCTCATCAGGCTTTATTTCTTCTTTAGCTTCTTCTGCTGCTGGTTTCCCAATTTGCTCTTGTCCACTTGCTTCTTCCGCCTTCCGTTCTTCCCCTTCTTTGCCATCTTTAACTTCCTCCTCTACTTTCCCCCCAACCTGTTTATCTTCAATAGGCTTCTCTTCAACTGGAGCTTCAACAGCAGGCTCAGAAGCCTGCATATCTGCTTCAGCTGACTCATTAGTAGGTAAAATAAAGTCTTCAATAATTTCACTAATCTCCGTCTGTTGCTGCTTATCTAATCCTTCACTCATTTCTTTTCCTCCGTTTTCTTCTCCAGGTTTTCTTCAATCTCCCTGAGTATGTCATCTGGCAAGGCCAGTACAAACTCAAGCATCTTCAACCTACCCTGTTGCCTTGCCAACTTAGTAGCATCAGCAAAAGGATCAAGTTCCGCTACATCATTCAATAGGCCTTCCTTAGTCTCTTTAAGTGTATCGACTATCTCATGCCAAATAGGACTTGTTACAAAGCTATCATATTCTGATCTATACATTCTAACCTCCATATTGCTCTATAGGAACCATATTACCTTGCTGTACACCTTGCTCTATATTCTGAGTACTATTAACACTCATCTGCACAGGAGGTACAGGACCTTCCTGAAGTACAAACTCATTTATATCCTTAGCTCCCATAATCCTTGCAATATGCTTAAAGATACGAACCATATCAAAGTTAGTATACATCTGAGGCTGCTGACTCATAATCCTAAAGATCTCAATCCAACCTTCAGTATCTCCACCAACTGATGTACTTCCATCCTTTACAACAACATCATAGTCTACTATGAGATCAAAAGGAGTTACATTGATTCTACTCTGTTCTCCATATTCCTTAGCCAATACCTGAGCCCATGTTCCAGAAGCCTTTATATAAGTATCCTTACTCATAAGCTGCTGTGTATGAACTGCAAACATATAACCTATATCTTGCATAGCCTGAAGACTAGCAATCTTAGCAGCCTTTGTCAACCTACTAAGGGCATTCTGTGTAGTACTCTTACTCTCCTGAGCAGTAACTCTCTCTCCAGACTTCCTAATCATACCACTTACACTATCAGTAGCAGCACTTGTCCGCTGCATATATTCAATAATAGAAGCAGCATCCTGAATATGAGTCCTAGTAATATCACTAACTGCAAGCTGCTTAACAGCATTTTCAACTCCACGTCCCCAAGCACTCCTTCTCATCCTTATCAACTTTCCAGGCTTAGGGTCTTCAAGATCTGCCATATTGATAAGACTTGGATCTACAATAAGCATATCATTAATAGCCTTACGAACATTGCTTATGTGACTATTAAAGAGCCAATCAAGAGCTTCTTGCATACCATACATTAGTTCAAGTCTGCTTACAGGCGTTGCACTATATCCATCAAAATCAGGAGCACATACTGCAACTGGATACATATTATGATTAAGAGCAAGAGGCTTAGCACAAATTATCACCTTATCAGCCGCAAGTCCAATAAGCCACTTTTCAGGATATTCACTACCTCCCAACTTCTGATCCCTAGGAATAAGCGTCCAATACATCCAGACTACATCAATAGGGTTAGTGGCCATGTCACTACCATATGACGAGTTATTTCCATATCTTTCACTACGACCACTATCACTTTTAGTTTTATTAAACTGACTACGTCCTCCACTTCCAATTCCCTTAAGATACTTCACATTAAATATGTCTGAGTCATTCTTCTCCAACTCAATCAACTTCATATAATTAGTCTGCTCTATCCAACCTACAAACTCACCTTGCTGTACTTCATGTATAGGGACGTTAGGGTCAGGGAGATATGAATAAGGATCAATGTTTTTCAATCTATTTCCTTCAAATAATATAGTTTCCTCCCTTCCCCTAACCTTCCCAGTATTCATAAACTTACCAAACAATGCAGACATAAAGCCCTGATCTTGCACAACAGCTTTCCATCCCCACTTTCTATCCCAAGTTGGAGTTACAACTCCCATACCATATGATAGACTATCTCTGAACATAGTGTGCAAAGCAAGAGCAGTTTTAAACTGTATAGTCTGCTGTTCAATAACTTTCTCTAGCAAAATAGCTCCTACAATATCCTCAGGTCCAGACCCTTCATACTTAAAGATAGGATTCTCTAAGAAGGCAGTTACGAAATATGTCAGGATTGTCTCAAGCGTAGCATATGAATAAGGCACTACAATCGAAACAGGCTTCCTATCATCAACACTCTTAATATGCTCTTCAGTATTATCAAGCTTGACATAAGCAGTAAGTGTCTTATCAACCTTCCTCCAAGAATCATAGCGTTTGCTCATCTCCCTACTACTCTCAAGAGCTCTAGTATAAACCTCTTTAAGAAGTCTCTGATGCTCCTGACTTGCAGGTCTAAGATCAAGGCTATTAGGATACTTATAACCAATATCCTCTGAGTAGGAATAAAGTCTCCCTTGTGCATTAGGGTCTAGAATAGTAGGCATCATTATCTCCTTTTATAATTAAGCAGTTCTCTTCCACATATATACAACTATATAAGGCTGAACTACACTTGTTGCAGTAATACTATGCGTCAAGGTAGCACTTTCATTTCCTGAAGTTACAGCATTATTAGTAACACTATGATCTAAAGTTGCACTTTCATTACCAGACGTTACCGAAGCAGGATCTACATCATGAGTATGAGTTGCACTTGCAACACTCACTGTAGATCCACTTCCAACATTATCAACTGTCTCAGTAGCACTTGGGGCACCTGAAGTTGTATTTCCAACATCTACACTATGAGTATGACTTGCATGATCTCCAACAGCTACATTGCTAGTAACACTATGAGTATGTGCACTATGATCACCAACTACTGCACTTACAGTCTTTGCTCCACCAGTCTCTTCAACAGTATCAAAGTCAGTATCCCCTGCATCAAGTCCAACTATTGTCCTTCCAGTTCCAAAAGCAACCCAAGTTCCATAACCCAAGCTTGTACCTGGGTTTGTACTACTAACTGAGGTATAAATACTTCCAATCGGAAATACTAAGTCTGCTGGAAGTATAGTAAGAGACTCAGTCATTGTGTTAATAATAGCTAACGCTCCAGATGTAGCAATTCCCCAACCAAATTCAAAGGCCATTATGCTACCCTCCAGTTACCAAGCTGAGCCATCTTCTCTCCATAATCTTCTTCCTTCAAATCTTTATACTCATCCTCAATATCCTTATCACTATCAGATGGTATAAAATACCTTTCTCCAAGTTCAAGCATCTCAACAACATAAGCAAGTGCATCCATTACGTCATCTTTCTTTGATCTTGGAAAAGATAATAGCTGCTTCTCAAGTACTCCACAAACTCCCTTATTATGATAAATAAAGCCAAGTCTATAAAAAGGCACAAGTGCAGCTATTCTCTCTTCCTTCGAAGCCCTTGCTTTAAGTTCAACTATATCATAATATCTACGTTGCCTAATCATCTCAGTGCGAAGAGGATAGGTAATAAATTCATTAAGACTTGTAACCTCAATTCCAATGACCCTAGCACCTATCCTATCTGCCATATTAAAACACTCTGTATATTGCTCCTCAGGATGCAAGTTCCCTTTAACAATATCCCTAACGTAAATCCTAGGAGTCTTAACATCTATCCCAACTCCAACAATAGCAGTATCATCTGCAACTAATGAAGTTGTCTTTGCAGGATCAAGTATAACCATACTCTCTAATGATTTACGCTCTTTTACAAATTCAACACTAGATTCCTCATACTCCTTAAACATAGTCTGTTGAAACTTAGCACTTTCCTTTGCAATAGGAACTCCCATATATTCCCTATAGAAAGAGTCAAGTAATCCCATCCTTCTATATTGCTCAACCAGATCTTTAATCTCAGCATC